GAAGAAGTTCAGTAGCAAGTAATGTAGTAACTTCTACTAGAATAAATTACAATCAGTTAAATGAAATTTACAAAACTGGATTAGGTAATAAAATATCAAGAATTAAAACTGGATATTCTTTAAAGAAACAAAACATAATCTTTGAAAATACAGAAGATAAACTTTTTTATAATACAAAACTTCACAAAAAAATTAAAGAAGCATTTAGATGGTCTTTAGTATTTGGTAGAGGTATTATTGTTATCAATGATGGTGGAAATTTAGCAGAACCACTTAGAAAAATAGAAAACCCAAACAATCTAAAATTTGAAGTATTTTCTGGGAAGCAAGTGTCGGTTACAGATATAGAAACAGACCTTATGAATAAAAGATACTACCAGCCAAAAAATTATATTGTACATGGATTCAATTTTCATTACACAAGAGTTATTGATTTTAGATATATACTTCCAGAAGAAGAAGATATGCCGAATTATAATTATGGTGGAATTAGTGAATTTGAATTAATTTATAATCAAATTATTAATGATGGAATAATCGAAAGAGCAAGTTCAAGTATTGTTGAAAAAAATTCATCTTTATTCTATAAAATAAAAGGCTTTAAAAATTCATTACAAAGCAATAACGAAGATAATATTGTAAAGTTTTATTCCCTTTCAGAAGATAGAAGGTCAATACATGGTGCTGGATTAATAGATAGTGAAGATGATGTAGTAACAGTTTCACAATCATTAACAAACCTAAAAGATGCTGATGATATCTCACTAAGAAGAATGGCATTAGTTACTGGAATACCATTACCTATGTTAGTAGGAGAAGCAGTATCAGGATTAAATAGTGCTGGAACTCAAGAAAGAAATTCATTTAATGATATGCTACAAAACATTCAAGAAGATTACCTATTAGAACCTATCAATGAATTAATGTCGAAATTAGGAAAATCTCCAATTAAATTTAGTGAAAGTCAAAATACTACAGCACTAGAACAAATTGAATATGAAACTAAAGCACTAGATAATGCCACAAAACTATATTCATTAGGTTATGATATAGAGCAATACTTAAAAGAAAAAGGGATTGAAGCTAAAACAAGTGATTCTTTTGAATCTGAATTTGGACTTGATGAAAATATTGGATTATAATGGCAAAGTTTGATGTAAAAGCAATAGAAACAAAAAAGAAAAAAGCTATTGTAAAACCACAAAAAACACCGAGACAAATTGAAAAAGATATTGAACTATTTTTATCATTCATGGAAAGAAATATAAAAGATAGATTTATCAATCAGACATTAAAAAAATTAAATAAAAGCACTATAGATAAATTCACAGATTCTCAAATAGGAAATTATTCTGCTATATTTCAAAAACTTGCTAAAAAATTTGAAAGAAGTATCAACAGTCAATTTAGTGAAGATAGAATAAAAAAATTTATTCAAAAAAAATACAAACAAACAGCCCGAATGAATGATAAGAAATTTTATGAATCTATTGAAAAATCTATTGGTGTAGATGTTAAAGATATCATCAAGACTGATGGAACTAATAGTTTTGTAAATGCCAAATCACTTGAAACAATAGGTCAAATAATTAAGTTTAGGAATGAATCAATATTTAACTATACTCAAAATGTTATAAGGCTTATGAGTGCTGGAAAAAGCTTAGATACACTATATGAAGAAGTAGAAAATCTATCAGGTAAAAATAAATATAAAAGTAAAATTGTAGCTAGAAATGAACTAAAGGCATTTAATCAACAGCTATCAGATAAAAGAGCAGTAAATTCTGGAATACAAAAAGCTATCTGGAGAACAGTTGGAGATGAAAGAACAAGACCATGCCATAAGCAAAGAGATGGAATGGAATATAATATAGAAGAAGGCTTATATCATTCATGTGATGGTAAAACATTAAAAGCTGGAGAAGAAATTAACTGTAGATGCTTTGCTGAATATGTAGTTGAGTTCGATTAAAGGAAGTAAAAATGATAAAAATTTCTAGTATAGGAACAGAAATAAATGGTATAGGTGCTGATGATTGGTTCTATCTAAAAGCTAAAAATAACAGTAGTGAATTAATGAATATAAACGGAGCAGTAACTCCAAAAAGTTTTACACTTGAAGATTTACCAGATGGGCAAAAAATATTAATTCAGACTGTTAATTTTGTAATAGGTGCTGATGCTTTATTAGATTTAAATAAATTTGGAAACACTACATTAGCAAACGGGATTGAATTTAGTTTTGGTTCAGGTTCAGGAATTGTAAAAAACAATGCTGATGTTCTTTTAATATCTACAAGTTCTAATACATATAGTGCTGGAGTTGGAAGCAATACAATTTCAGTATTGACTGGAAGATTAGATTTTACAGAAGCATTTGGAAATGGAAGTCCTATAATTCTTGATAAAGAAGGATTTTACATCAACATACAAGATGATTTAACTTCGCTACCATATTTTGAAATATCATTACATGGTATATTGATTAAGTAAAAGGCTATATATGACTAAAAAACAAATATTAATATTAAATATAATTGACTACTTATTAGTGCCATTTAGGAGAAATTTACCACTAGGGAAAACATTATATAAAAGGGGAGATGATTTATGAAAAAAATATTAGATGAAATATTCAAAGATGGATATGAAGATGCAGAATACAAAGGTAGAAAAGTTACTTTAAATAAGCCCTTTAGAACTCCAAATTCTTCAAGCAAATTCGGTGTATATGTTAAAAACGATAAAGGCAATATTGTTATGGTTAGATTTGGCGACCCTAAAATGGAAATTAAAAGAGATGACCCAGATAGAAAAAGAGCATTTAGGCAAAGACATAATTGTGAGGAAAAGAAAGACAAAACCAAAGCTGGTTATTGGTCTTGTAAATTTTGGAGCAGTAAAAAAGTTAGTGAACTACTAGATGAAAAGAAAAAAATGTTCAAAGATTCAGTAACTATTTTTAAAGATGGTTCAAAAAAAGTAATATCAGTAAGAGATGGATTTCAAGAATATTTAGGTGTTGAAATTGGAATGAACCCACCAGATAAAACTTTTAAAGTTTACAGAGATGCTAAAACTATCAGAAGTATTATAAGTAAGTTAGACAAAATACCAGTTACTAATGGTCATGTAGAACTAGAAGATATCCCAGAAGATAAAATTGTTGGATACATAGATGGTGCAAAATTGGTTAAATATATCAATAATGATTATGATTCTACAGTAGCTATAAAGAATGAAATACAAGCAAAAGATAATTTGGTAGAATTGACCAATGGAAATAATGAATTATCTCTTGGGTACTTCGCAGATACTGTAGAGCATAATGTTTATGACCTTGAACAAGTTGATATAGTGCCACACCACCTTGCTGTTGTAGAAGCTGGAAGATGTGGTACAATATGTAAATTCACAGATGAAAGGAAGGATATGAAAAACAAGAAACAATTTGTTGATGCTGAAAATCAAATTCCAGCAGATGAAGTAACAGATGAATCTTCTGAAAAAGAAACAACTGATACAGAATCAATGGAAAATGAACAAGAAGCAAAAGATGAAGAAACTTCAACTGATGCTATCAATCTTGCTAAAGTATCTGAAATTGTAAGAGATTTACCAGAAGCTATCAAGCTAATGGATATTGAAGAACTTACTAAATTAATTCCAGTTTTAGAAACAGCTATTTCAAGTGCTAAAGAAAATATGCCACAAGAAGAAGCTATTGAAGAACCTATGGAAGAAATTTCAGACGGAGATATGGTAGAAAAAGAAGAAGAAACTCTTGATGAATGTTCAAAGAAAAAAAACTATTCAGATTCTACAGAATTTAAAGATGCTGTAATGAAATTTGCTGATAAAAGAGTTGGTATAATTTTAAAAGCTAAAACATTTTTAGATGAAGGTTATGATTTTTCAAAAGACTGTAAAGATATTATGAGAGATGCAATTGCTACTCAAAATTCTGAACAATTTGCTGATGAAGAATTAGATGTAGCATTTAAAATGTTGAGTAAAGCAAAAGACTATCAAAACTTCGCTGATTCAAAAGCAAGTGAATTTGATAAACTAAAAGATAAGGAGATTTAATCATGGCATTTGGTACTGGTTATTTAGATGAAATTGGAAAAGTTGGTTCTGGAGAAATTTTAGGAACAGCTGGTGTTGTTACTTCGTATAATACTTTTGAAGAAGGTCTTAAAGGTGGTTTATTTTCAAAGTATGCGAATGGTGGTGTTGAACTTGTTGATGGTTCTGCTACTCCAGTTATTGCTGGTGTTGTAAAAAGAGAAGTTACAAGTGCTATTGAAAATGGTGGTACTTATACATCTGAAAATAATATCTATGCTGATATTATTGAATCAGGTTTAGTGACTGTAGAGGTTGTAGCTGGATTAACTATTGATAAGTTTGAGCCAGTTTATGTTTCTAATGGTGGAGATGCAAATGATGGTAAAGCAACAAATGTATCTACAGATAACGCAACAGTTGATGGATATTTCTACCAAGAAGTTTCAGCAAATGTATGGGCAATTAGACTTAAATAAGGCAAGGAGATAAGATATGACAATTGGACAATTATACGACTTAGATAGATTTAAAGCATTTACTGATAGTGCTTCGGCAACTGGATTTAAAGATAGTGCATCTGGTGTAGTTTTAGCAAGAAACTTAACAGCAGTGAACCCAAAAGTTTTTGAAAAGAGATACCCAGAGTTATCATTTTTAAATTCAGGTGTTGTTGCTGATAATACTGGTGGATACTCAAGAAGAATTCAATCATTAAGAATTGTTGAGCAAGGAGACTTCGCTGATGCTTCTGATTTATCAACTGGTAAAGGTAGAATTTCATTAACAGCAGAAGATTCATTCTTAAAAGTATTCCCTAAAGAAGCACATTCTGTATGGACTGATGATGATATCAAAGAAGCAGAGTTAGGAAACATTAACTTAGTTCAAAGATATATCGCTACACACAACAAAGCATACAACCAAAAAGTTGATGAAATTGGATATGTAGGTCACAACGGACAAGCTGGTTTATTAAACTATGCTGGATTCACTTCAACAAATTCTTCTGATGTAGTAGGAAACTTAACAGCACAAGAAATGTATGATGAAATCGCTACTTTAATTACAGAGCAAAGAAACGCAGTAAACAATACTCCAGAGTATTCATGTAACAGAGTTGCTATGCCTACTTC